GGCCTGCCAGTTGTTTGCCCCAGAGCCAGAAGGAGGCTTCGGTGCTCGCAACCACGTAGCTTTCGATTCTGTCTTGCGCTTCGGTGCGCCGGTCGGTGTGGCTGCCGGTGGTGAACAGCAGGGCGTGAACGTTGGGGTCGGTTGGCCGTTGGCTAAGGATGGTGTGGGCGCCGAGAAGTGTGTCCTGGTTCGCTGCGTTGATGTACAGGTAAAGCTTGCGCAGATTCACGCGGCCATAAACCCGGTCCACTCGGCTGATGTCGGGGAACGTGTTATTGACCTTGCCGCTGACAACGATCCGGCCGCTCATGCGCCCGCCGCCGTCGTCGGTGTCGGCCATGACTTCGGATTCGGCGAGTACGATTTGATCGCTGGTTATGGTCATTGGGTGATCTCCATTAGGTTCACTGTAATGGCGTACTTGTGTGTTGCCCCCGGGTTGGCCAAGCGCCAGATTGGCTCAGCCTCGATAGCAGGTCGGCGGAACATAACTGTGAAGTTTTGGCCCCAAAGCACCAGTGTCATGACTTGATCGGCCACACTGGCCATGGCGTAAAGAGCCTCAACCGTTGACCGGTCTACCCACACCTCACGGCCACCGAAGAGAGTGATGGGCCTGCCGTCTTGCCGCTCGTCTTCCTGGACTAATAAAGATCCGGTGAGACTGTAATCGGTGCCGTGGCCAACGGTTGTCCATGCAAATTCGTCCCGCCAGTCCATATCAGGAGGCAGGCTGATAACGGTGGTACCGTCTGTGAGGGTGATATCGGTTGCCATCAAACGCTCCTGAGGCCGGCTTGTTCTAGTATTCTTAATAGGGCTTGAGGGTCTTCAGTTTGTATTTCGGTTTGGCTACCACCAGGGCTTTGCAGCACTATGGTTTGCCGTGAGCTGGGCTGGCTTTGCTGGTTATTTGTGGTTGTGTTGCGCTCACGCTCGGATGACTGGCGCTCGCGCTCGGCCTGCGCCTGCTTGGCGGCTCGATCGGCGGCTTCTCTTTCACGCTCGTTGTCGGCTTCGCGGCGGCTGTTCTGTTCGATAGCGTTGATTTTTTCGAGCTGCTTTAAGGCTTTTCCATAATCTGCGGCAGCGTTGTCGGCGCCTTCTTGCTGAGCTTGCTGCTGCATGTCCAGCAGGCGCTTGCGCTCGGCGTCGTATTGCAGGCGCTGGGATTCTTCGGTGTCGCCCTGTATGTCCGCCAGCCGCTGAGCCAGGGAGTTTAGGGTGGATTCTGCGGAGCTGTTCAGGCTTTCGATTTTGTTGCGCGCTGAATCGATAGCGGATTGCAGGCCGTTTAAGCGCTGGCTGTCGAGTAGGTTAAACTTGTTGACGGCACTGCCTGCGATGCGCTCCAGCTGTTCTGTTGAAAGCGCGCCGGCTTCAATCTTTTCGGTTAGTTTCTCAACAGCAACGGCTTGTTCGTAAAACTCTTTTCGGGCTTCAGCGGCGGACAGCGCAATTTTGTTAAACCATTGGCCAAGGCCCCGTGCACTTCCATTCGCAGCGTTCAGAGAAGTTGACAGCCGATAGGTGTCTTCCTCGGCTTTGCGTAACGATGCGCTGAGATCTTCCGTTTCAGAAACGAAGGCTCGCATTCCTGTTTTCTGCTCAAACAGGTTCCGAGTGGCCGCGCTGAGTGCGGACACGGATTCGCGGGTAGTGGTGAGTGCACGTGAAACTGCGTTACCGAGGGCTTCGCGGAATTCTTTGCCGGCCTGAGCCGCTTCGGCTTTTGCCTGCTTAGTTTTTGCGCCCAGGTCTTCAACGGCGCCAGCAGCTTTCTTTGCCGCATCGGGTATGCTGTCGATGCCAAGGTTGTCTTTTATCTTTGCAATTTCGAGCTCTAGCAACTTTTTGCGAATGCTTTCTAGCGCCTCACGCGCACCCTTAGCACCAAGCTCGCCAGATTCTGATAAGCCCTCGATGTCTTTTTTGAGGGTTTCCAGCTCTTCCTTGGTCTTCGCGGATCCGATGGCGCTGCTGAGATCGGCTTCAAGTTGTTCAGCAGTTTCTTTGGCCTTTTTGCTGATTTCTTCCAGGGCATCTTTCACGCCCTGAGCGCCGAGCGCGCCGGATTCACCCAATGACTCAATCTTAGCCTTTAGCGCATCAAATTCTTTTTTATTGCTGACAGACTCCAGCGCCTGCGTAAAGCCATATTCAAACGCCTGCGCCGCCTGCTTGCCCTTAAGTCCGGCTTTTTCAATTTCGTCCGCCAGCGTGTCGATGCCATCAATGGCTTCCTGGGCATCTTTGCTGATGCCTTTCATCACCTTGTTTACATCAACGCCCAGATCGGCCAGAGCTTCCCGCGAAGCTTCCACAGCGGCATTTTGGGTAGCAAGGCGATCTTCAACCAAGGCCTTTACCAGTCGCTCGGATTCGGCCTGCTCTTTTGAAATCTTCTGAGCCAGTTCACCAGACTCTGTGCGCAGCACATTTTCGGCGGTAATAGCATCATCCAGTTCTTTCAGGGCTTGCGCTTGAGCCTCGCCCGAGGCTGCGTAATAATCGTTCCACGCTTGGATGGTACGGGCTACAGCGGTTCCAACCTGGCCTTCCAGTTCGCCAAGCTGTTTCGACAGGGCAGCCATCTGAGCTTCTGACGCAGCCATCAGCTCTTCGGTTGTTTTGGCGACTTTCTTGTTAACTTGCTCAACTTCACCACCAGCCTTTTTTGCGGCTTCGCCGGTTTCGTTGAAGGAATTCAAAGCGGCGGCACCAGCATCTATAGCTTGGCGCCCAAATTCTACCGTTTGATTTTGAAGATCAAGTACGGAGGCTCGGGCGGCTTCTGCCTTAGCGGCCATCGTGTTGTAAGCGGAATCTGAAATAACGCCCACTTTATTCAGGGCGAACGCCAGCCCTTGAACCACGCTCATTACGGCCGCAATACGAGTAGCCACCAAGGTTAGAAAGTAAGCTGCTACGGCTTGTACGCCGCGGAATACAGCGGTAGCCGTGTTGCCGAAGAAAGATAGGGTATTGGTCAGCTTTGTGAACGTTTCAAGAATAGCGCCGGGGTTGTTCGTCAGGTATTCAAAAAACTCAAAGGCCGAATCACTCACACGCTTGAAGATATCAACTAAGGCGTCGCCAGCGCCGGAGCTGTTAAAAAGATTTAGAAGTCTTTCAGTTGCGTCTGCAACAGCCGGAGCCAGGTTCGCACCAATTCTAGTGGTCAGCCCCTTCAGCTTTAGATCAATGGCGTTGTATACATCGTTGGCTTTGTTGAGCTTGTCTAATTCCGCATCGCTGTAAATTGCGCCGTCTTTCTGGGCCTCTTCGAAGATGGCCTTCAGGCCTGCGGCGTTGTCTTCCAGCAGGGGTTGCAGCTGGCTGGCATCGCTGGCCAGTTTTTCCAGCATCGCGACTTGTTCGGACTTGCTGCCAATTTCGCCAATCGCGTTGGCAATGGAAAGCAGTTGCTCATCAGGCTGAAGTTTAATGAGATCTCTAATATCGAGATTTAGGCGGTCAAGTACGTCGGCCGCTTCGCCTGTTCCGGTGGCTGAAAACTCACCCAGGCGCTCGGTCATACTCCTTAGTATATCTGTTACTTTTTCGCCAGACAGTCCCACGCGGTCACCAGCGATACGCCACAGTTGCAGCTGTTCGCGGTTTGCGTCAATGGCGTTGCCGGTGTTGGTGAGTTCGTCAGCAACGGCCGCTTGGCTTCGGGAAAATATGGACAGGGTGGCAGCCGATGCACCAGCTGCTGCCAAAAATCCCGCCACCGCGAGGCCCGCAACTTTTAAGCCACTGCCAATCTTGCCCAGTGTTGGGCTGAGTTCCTGCAGGCGCTCACGGAACCCGCTAACCCGATCGCCCGATTCTGCAACATCGTCACCTAATTGCCGGCTGCCATCTGCGGCCGCCCGGGTGCTGTCGCGCATGTCAGTCAGTTCGGCTGTTACGCTGCTAATCTCTTCGTCTACGCCGGAAATTTCGCGCTTGATGCGCAGCTGCTCGTCAGACAAATTGCTGGTGCTAACTCCAGCGTCAGACAAGCTGGTGCGCAAGCCATTTAGCTGGACCTGGTTGTTTTGCCAAGCCTGGCCCGCCGCTTTTGCAGCCTGTCGAGCTTTCTCAAATTCTGTGCGCTGCGCTTTTGATGGGTTTTCGGTTTCCGCCAAGGCCTTGCCCAGCTCAGTAGCGCGGGTTTTAGCATCGTCTTGCGCAGTGGCTAATTCTTTTGTTTGACTTTTAAGGTCGGCGAACTGTTTAACCAGCTTCTGTTGATCACGCAGCCCCTTCAGGCTGTCCGCCAGGCCTTCCAGCTTTTCACTGGCTTCGCCGGTATCTTGCCC